GCAAGCAATCCACCAAGTATCAGTCCAGCATTATTCTCTAAGAAGTTAGTAAAATCATCAATTGCTTTTTTGTTTTTAGGATCCTTCAACCATTTAAAAAATCCAAGGACACCAGAACCCAATACGACATTGGTAAAAAATTTCTTAATCGCATCAAAGAAACCTATAACAGGTTTTGCGACTGCCTTAACTATTGGAGACTTTGGTTTCTTTTTTTCTAATGCTGCTTCTCTTTCCTTCTTCTTTTTCTTTTCTGTTTCTTTTCTATCTTCCTCTTCAGCCTGCTGTTCTGTTTTACTCTGACTTTGAAGAGTAGTTCTAATCGTAATGAGAGACTCTAAGATATTACCAATACCATTCAGCAAATCATCTTGAAGATTCTCAGGAGTAACTACAGTTTTCTTTTCTGGTTGTTCTGGTTCTACTTCTGGAGCAGTAGGTATTAATTTTTCAGCCTTTACAATAGCACCAGGAGGTGTTGGTTGTTTGCGATCTAATACCTTATTAATATCAATCTTCTTTTGTTTTACTTTAAACCTACCAGTCTTACCTTTTACTCTCTTAAGTTCCTCTGTAATTAACTCTATGCTCTCAGTGGACATTTGAGAACCAGGCATTCTTCCTGCTGCTGCAGCAGTTCTCAGTTCCCTATAATACTCTTCATAAGTTAAATCAAATACATCTTCCAATCCTAAAATAGAAAGAATCTGTGAATCTATTTCCTCTTCTACTAAATCATCTTCTTTCTTAGGAACAACAGCAAGTGCTGAGGATGATTGTGGTTCACCCTCATTTCTAATATCATCCAAAAGATCATCTAATCCAGGAATATCTTCACCATCTTCCTGGATACTTTTAAGTAGATCGTCTAAACTAGGGATGTTATCATCCATTTTGTTGCTGTCTTAGTTTTTCATCTTCCAGATGTTGTTGCAATAAACCAATATAGACATCTCGTTCCCAGGGGATCAAGTTTTCAACCTCTGTTAATGAATATTTATGGAACTGCATTAAGGCAAAATTAATCTTGTAGTAGTTTTCAAGATCCATATGGACCATTCCTATGCGAAAAAACTTGATAACCCTTCTAATACTACAGTGCTTTCTACTTTGGTCTTAGGATTTGTAAAGGTAATCTCGTGAGATAACTTAGGCATTGTCTCAAAGAACTTTTCAATTTGTTTAAACTGAATTGAATTCATCTGTTCTAAGAATTCTACAAGTTCTTTCTTAGTTACATCAGCAGCAACCCATACTTCCTCTTCATTATAGATCTTATCAACGCAAGAAGCAATCAATTCAAAGGACTGATTAATATTAGAATCATCAGACATATTAAAATTATTTTTAACAAATTGTTCTAACGATGGATACTTCATTTCCATCATCAAACTATCATCAAGTTTAATTTTATTAGTATGATCTTTTGCCCGTTGAACTTTAATCTCATCAATGTTAATAATCACAGGCACTGATGTTTCTCCATCATCAGGTGCAATTAAGTTTACTTCAATTTGTTCTCCAACGGACTTACCACGAATATTCAAGAACAAATATTCAATATCAAAAGTAGGAAGTGATTCTACTTTAATACCTCTTGTTTGAATGCAGTTTTTCAATACTGCTTTAATTGCATTTGAGATCTCTTTCGTGTCTTCTGTCTCAAGTGCAAGAACAAGAAGTTTTTCTTCCTTAACTAAAAATGGTCTATACTTAATTGTTTTTCTTACAGATGGCAACTCAAGTTCATAAGTTGGTGTTGTAATTGTTGGTAAAGGCATAATAACCTATAGAAATTTCAGTATGATTATTTATTGGGTTATTGTAGAGGTCCAATAAATTCTCCAGCAGATCTTATTCTGCCAGCTCTTCCAGCTGCATATAATTCATTCAAAGTTTGTTGAGAATTTAATGGTTGACCCAAGAATGTTTTTGCTTCTGGAGGCCCTAAAAATCTATCATCATCACTAACAGTTTTATTATTAAAACTTGGAACTCCAGGGGCAGCAGGATTTTTTGCAGCAACAACACTAGAATTTTGACTTCTTTCCATTACATAACGAATGAATGAGAATGATACATTACACTTCAAAACTTGACTTTGATCATATGAGACGGGCATTGCTTGAATACTAATTGGAAATCCATATACAAAAGTATAATCTAAAGTTGTACTCTTTCCATTAAAATGATGGTCTTTTTCAAATTTTGAGAGATAAAAATTTGTCTTATACTTATCAGCATACTCCATACGATGATGAACATATGGACTTTTGAATCCTTCCTGCGTAAAAGTCCTTCCAACTCCAGTGATATAGTCTATCCAACTCTCAAAAAATTCAACTACTTTATAATTTCTATCCACATAAAATGTCATATCTGCAGTTTCATCATATAATCTGCGATAGACAATCTTTTCACTTACACCATGATAATCATTTGTAACATCATGAGTTGCTAAACTAGATCCAGGAAGATTTGCTTCAGTACATAATAAAGAAATGTTATCAATGTCTAATGCATTGACACCTTTTTGAGACACAAAACTGCTAACCCCAGAAGGAACTGGTATTGTTAAACGATATAAAGAAGTTTGAGCAACATTTAACAATCTAGATTTGATATCACTTGTTCTTAATTTTTCTGGGCGGATACCTGCCATCTATAAATACTTCTACCGATATATTATGTATAATGGCAGAAAGCATAAAGAGTCGTTATAAACCTGAGTATCCAAAAAAGTATAAAGGTGATCCCAATAACATTATTTGTCGCAGTAGTTGGGAGAGAAAATTTTGTCGGTGGTGTGATTTAAGTGAAAATGTTTTGGAATGGGGTTCTGAAGAATTTTTCATTCCATACTTTGATCCCACTACTAGCAGAGTCAGAAGATACTTTCCAGATTTTATAATCAAAGTTCGTGAACAATCTGGTGAAATTAAAAAGTATGTAATCGAAATCAAACCCAAAAGACAGACAATGCCTCCAGTTCAAACCAGTAAGAAAAGAACTAGAACATTCATTAGTGAAGTCAAAACTTATGCTGTGAATGAGGCAAAGTGGAAAGCAGCAAAGGAATGGTGTGCAGATAGAATGCTTGAGTTTCGTATTATCACCGAAGATCACTTAGGAATTAGATAATGGCACAAGGTTTCGGTCAAGGTGTTCAAAGACAATCACCAAGAATATCTCAACTGAAAAGGAAACTTGATGGTTCGGAAGATGCTGACTTAATTATGATGAGTATTTTAGAAGTATTTCGTGAGATAGAATATGTTCCAGATCCAGGAAACTATTATACCTTTGTGTACATTCCCAAAACACCAGACATTCAATATGATGAACACCCATTAGTTGCAGTAACTGAAATACAACAATGGGGATTTAGAGGATTTAACTATCACTGGAATATGATGAGAAACTATACCTGGCGAGAAGTTGCGGGAGCACTTCATCTGGTTAGACGAAATGAGATTGATTATCTTCGTTCATTACCTTATGGAAAAATCAGGACTAAATAACTAGAAAGTCTATAATGGCACGTAGTAAACCTTATGTTCTTGGGGAAGGGTCATTTGTAACCGACGATAATACGGTACAAAGAACTCCACAAATTCCAATACCATCAAGTGAAACCTCTGCAGCATCTGCACAAGGATACTTGAACCAAGATGGGTCAATTAACTATACCAATGTATATGGTAAAGGGAACTACGAATTTCTTGGGGCACCTGATAGTTTCAAACAAGAGTTAGTATCAAACCCCAACTATTGGAATACAATCAACCAATCTATTGGTGGTTCAATAACGAATGTTTCCTTTAACGATCAAACAGGACAATTATCATCTTCCGTTAATGAATTGAATACGGATGCAAATCAAGGATCAACTGTTGGTCAATTTCCAAACTTAAGATATCCTTTAAGAAATGATGGTGGTTTTGATTTCTTAAAAATAACTTGTTATGAGTATGTTCCTGGTGCTCTTGATCAAAGTGGATCATTAACATCAGTCACTGAGGCAAATGAAAGAATAAGAAAAACAAAATCTTTAGGATCGGTTGCACTCCCAATGCAACCAGGAATCAGTGAATCAAACTCAGTTGGATGGGGAGAAGATAGATTGAATGCACTTCAAATTGCAGGTGCAAAAATTGCAGGAGATGCAATTAGAAGTCTTGGATCATTACAACCCGGTCAAGCAGCAGAGCAGACCATTCAAAACCTAAAAAATGCTCTTGGAGAAGCTGCATCTAGTTTCAGGAATGAGGATATTATAGCATACTTTGCGGGACAAGCAGTTGGTGCAAATATCTTCAGAAGAGGAACTGGAAGAGTATTAAATCCAAACTTAGAACTTTTATTCTCTGGTCCAAACTTAAGAACTTTTAATTACACTTATAGATTTACACCAAGAGAAAGTAGTGAATCTAATGAGATAAAACAAATTATAAAGTTCTTCAAAAAGAACATGGCACCAAAGAAAAATAATCCTGGTATATTTTTACAATCACCAAACGTCTTTAAGTTAAAATACATTTATGCAAATGGAAACACACATCCATTCTTAAATAATATTAAGATGTGTGCTCTTACTGGATTCACAGTTGATTATACACCAGATGGATCTTATATGACATACAAAGATGGTTCAATGACATCATATCAAATAAGTATGCAGTTCAACGAACTAGATCCAATATACAGTAATGATTATGAGGAAGGTGAAGGTTCGCAAGGAATGGGTTACTAAAAATGGCAAGACCTTACTTTAGACAAGTACCAAACTTTGAATATGTTAATCGTAATGCAGATAATCTTGACATCTCAAATTACATTGAAGTAAAGAACCTTTTCAAAAAAG